GCTGGTCAGATTGTAGGTCAAGGATTCTCTGGCACCAAATCTCAGTTGGGTTTGAAGATGTCTAAGGTGACTAAAAAAGTTGGATGCTCAAACCTCAAGACATTGATTGAAGATGATAAGTTGTTAGTATCTGATTATGAAATCATCAGTGAGTTAACAACGTTCATTCAAAAGAATCAATCGTTTGAAGCAGACGATGGATATAACGATGACCTCGTGATGTGTCTGGTTCTTTTTGCGTGGTTGGCAGTTCAACCTTACTTTAGGGAGATGACTGATAATGATGTTCGTAAGAGAATCTACGAAGAACAGAAGAATCAGATTGAACAAGACATGGCACCGTTTGGATTTATATCAGATGGTATCAGTGATATTGAAGAGAAGTTTATAGATGATGATGGCAATGTTTGGTATACAGATGGTTATGGTAATCCTTTTGCAGACGTAGAGTATATGGTAGGTTTTTGATGGATGACTTAGAAGATCAAATTTCGTTAGAGCATTTACTCTTCAAAGAAAGAACATGTAGAACTTGTGGTGAAACAAAAGATCTTATGTCAGATTATTATGTTATTCGTAGATCTAAAAAATATCTCCCCTCATCTTATTCGTATGAGTGCAAAGATTGCACTATAAAAAGAATCATTAGTAATCGTAGTAATAAAAAAAAGCAACCATGGGAATATCCTGATTGGTAGACTGTTCATGCATTGTTTCCCCTCCTGAACTAATCATTTTCATAAATATTTGTAGTTAAAAAATGAACTTTTCAAGAGGTAAAAAACATGGCAGGTCAAGTATCACCTGGAATTGTTCTAAGAGAGCGTGATCTAACTGCACAAACTATCGTTAACGCGCAGGTAAATACTGCTGCTTTAGTTGGTAGTTTTGCTAAGGGTCCAATCGGAACAATCACAAACATCGCTACCGAAAGAGAACTAGTAGAAGCTTTCGGTGGTCCTAACGTATATAACTACGAAGATTGGTTTGTTGCTTCAACATTCCTTTCATATGGTGGTCAACTCCAGCTTGTAAGAGTTGAAGACTCTAATCTAAAAAACGCAGTTACAGGAGCTGGTGCTGGAACAACAGACATTACTAAACTAATCGTTGTCAACGCAACTGGATTTGCATCTGGTGATTATGTTAAAGTTGATAACGAATATTTCTTAGTAGGAACTGTAACACTTGGCGGAACAAACTCTCTAGCAGTTACTAGAGCACAGTTGGGTTCAGTTGCTGCTAATCACGCTAGCGGAGCAACAGTTACCAAGTGGTCGTATGCTAACTCAGCAACTACTACGGTAGTTAACGAAACAATTGATGCTACCGAAACAATCATCGACTTAACTAGTTCTACTGGTTTTACTGTTGGTTCATATTTCAAACTAACTAACTCTGGCGTTGGAAGTAATGCAGCAACTGAAGTTGTTTTAGTTACAGCGGTTGATGGCAATCAAGTTGTAGTAACTAGAGGACAACTTGGCACCACTGCTGCAGCACAACCAGGCGCAACAATCACTGCCACACTATTGACCTTTTCTGCTACCGCTACAACAACTACTTTATCAGCGGCATATCCTGTTGTTACAGTAGCTGGAGTTACCGCTCCAACTATCAAATCGCGTGCAGACTACTTATCAAGTTTTTCTGGTTATACGTGGAAGTTTGCTGCACGCACAGCAGGTACATGGGCAAATGGATTGCAAGTAGTTACTATTGATGGTAGCGTAGCAACTTATGCTAATGAAAATCTATATGGTTCTATTAAGTGGGATACAGTTGCTGGAAATCCAGGTGGAGCAAATGATCTTCACCTTGTAGTTCTAGATGCAAACAACAATATTCTAGAATCATTCCTTTATGTTTCTCGTCTATCAACTGCAAAAGATGATCAAGGCGCATCCAAGTATTATGTAGATGTTGTTGCTAACAAGTCACAATACATCTATGCTGGAACTGTTGCTCCTGCAGCAGGTAACTCTTCACTAGCTTTAAGTGCAGGTGTAGATGCTTGGACTACTAATGTTTCCAACATCGCTGTTGCTTTTGATTTGTTTGCTGATAGTGAAGAAATCGATATCGATTTTGTATTAACTGGCGGAAGTCTTGCAGTTGAAGCAGATCAAGTAACTAAAGCACAAAAAGCAATCTCAGTTGCTACAACTAGAAAAGATTGTATTGCTTTCGTTTCTCCACACAAAGGGCATGTTGATCTTGCCACTACATCTGCTCAAAGAGATGACATCATTTCATTCTTCGATACAGTAGGAACAAGCACTTCATATGCAGTATTTGATAGTGCATACAAGTACATCTACGATCGTTATAACGATACATATCGTTATATTCCTTGCTGTGGAGACGTTGCTGGTCTTTGTGTAGAAACTTCAAGCACCTTAGAAGATTGGTATTCTCCTGCTGGATTAAACAGAGGAAATCTAAAGAATGTTGTCAAACTAGCATATGTTCCTTCAAAAACTGATAGAGATAAGTTATATCAAAAGAGAATAAACCCTATCACTTCATTCGCTGGACAGGGTGTAGTTCTTTTCGGAGACAAGACTGCTCTCGCAACTCCAAGTGCATTCGATAGAATCAACGTTCGTCGTTTGTTCCTTGCTATTGAAAAGAGAGTTTCTAATTTAGCTAAAGGGGTTCTATTTGAACTTAATGATCTGGCAACTCGTAGTTCTTTTTCAAACGCTGTAAACTCATATCTTGCAGAAGTTCAAGCTAAGAGAGGTGTTACAGAGTATCTTGTTGTCTGTGATGATACAAATAACACACCAGATGTTATTGATAGAAACGAGTTTGTTGCTGAACTATACTTAAAACCTGCGCGTGCTATTAACTACATCACCGTCACTTTTGTCGCAACTAGAACTGGCGTTTCATTTGATGAAGTAACAGGTCGAGTTTAATCCATCAAAAAATCTTACGAGGTAAACAATCATGTCATCATATTCAAGTAGTATTAGCGGGTTTTTAGGAAAGGTAAATCAAGGTGTAAAACCAAACCTCTTTGAGGTTGAGTTTGCTTTCCCAACTGGCATCACCGCACCAACAGCTGGTCTGACCAGTTTTATGTGTAAAGCAGGTGCTCTTCCTGCTTCAAACTTAGGAGTTATCGAAGTTCCTTTCAGAGGAAGAACAGTTAAAATCGCAGGTGATAGAACTTTCGATACATGGACTGCAACCTTTATTAATGATCCTGAGTTCAAAGTTCGTCAAGCAATGGAACAGTGGATGTGGTCTATGAACAGACACGAAGGAAACACTGGTGATCTTTATACTCCAAGTTCAACAACTGGATACACCAGAGATCTACTTGTAAGACAACTAGAAAGAGATACTTCGGGTCCAAATACCATTATCAGAACTTACAAGTTAGTTGGTGCTTTCCCAACTAATGTATCTCAAATTGATCTTGCTTATGATAGCAACGATCAGATTGAAGATTTCACGGTTGAGTTCCAATATCAGTACTGGACTATTGAATCTGGCACGGGTACAGCAGCTGGTACAATCAGCTGATATAAATAACTCGGACTGATCACTATTTTAATATGAGTCAACTATTTGGATTTTCAATCAAAAGCAAGCAGGAGGAACTGAAAGGACAATCCCCAGTTCCTCCCTCTGCTGATGATGCAGTAACCACCGTAGCTGGTGGTTATTTTGGTTCGTATGTAGATATCGATGGCGTAGCGCGTAATGAGTTTGATTTGATTAGGCGCTATCGTGATATGTCAATGCACCCAGAAGTTGACTCTGCGATTGATGAGATTGTTAATGAAGCAATCAACTCAGGTTTAGATGACACCCCAGTTGCTATTGAGTTATCAAACTTAGAAGTAAGTGAATCGATCAAGAAAAAGATTAGAGAAGAGTTTCAATACATTCTTCGTCTTTTAAATTTTGATACTAGAGCACACGAGATTTTTAGAACGTGGTATATCGATGGTCGTATATACTACCACAAAGTTGTAGATCTTTCAAATCCAAAAGCAGGTATTACAGAACTTAGATATATTGATCCACTGAAGATTAAAAAAGTAAGAGTTCAAAATAAAGATCCAAGACTAGCGCAAGTATTGGCAGCGAATACAGCAGATCCTTCTAATGCTCTTGCATATGATTTTGGAAACTATGTAGAATACTACATGTACAATCCTAAAGGATTTATCAGTTCAACCTTTGACGTTAATAACGCAACGAGCGGCGTCAAGATTGCAAATGATTCAATCACTTATATTCAATCTGGTATTCAAGATCTCAACAAAAAAATGGTCTTGAGTTTCTTACACAAAGCAATCAAATCACTTAACCAGCTTCGCATGATCGAAGATGCCCTGGTTATCTACAGACTATCACGCGCACCAGAAAGAAGAATCTTCTACATTGACGTAGGTAATCTTCCCAAGATAAAAGCAGAACAATACCTCAGAGAGGTAATGGCGCGTTACAGAAATAAACTTGTTTATGATGCACAGACAGGAGAAATTCGTGATGATAAAAAGCATATGTCGATGCTTGAGGACTTTTGGCTTCCTCGTCGTGAGGGTGGTAGAGGAACGGAAATTACTACTCTCCCTGGTGGGCAAAATCTTGGGGAACTCAAAGACGTAGAGTATTTTAAAAAGAAACTTTATAACTCACTTAATCTTCCTCCATCGCGTTTAGATGATGCCAACCAAGGATTCTCACTTGGTCGTTCATCTGAGATTCTTCGTGATGAACTTAAGTTTGCTAAATGGATTGGGCGCCTTCGCAAGAAGTTTAGCGCACTATTCCATGACATGCTTAAAACTCAACTCATTCTAAAAGGAGTTATTGCTCCAGAAGATTGGGAAGAAATGCAAGAGCATATTCAATATGATTTCATGTTTGACAATCATTTTGAAGAACTTAAGCAAGCAGAACTTATGGGCAATCGCCTTCAAGTTGCTACCGCTTTGGATCCTTTCCTCGGCAAATACTATTCTATTGAATATGTCAGAAAGCAAGTTCTTATGCAAACTGATACCGAATATGATGAGATTAGTAAACAGATGGAAGCAGAGATTTCTGAAGGTAAGATTCCCGATCCTATTCACACCAATCTAATGAATGCAGCTACTCTGGAGTTAGGTGCTGCGCCACCTCCACCACCAGAGCCAGCTCTTGCTCCAAAACCTAAAACATCACAAAACTAAATAATTTATTATAGGTAAATTAAATGGACACTTTTGAAGTAGTTAATGCCGTCCGTGACGGTAATCGAGTTCAAGCACTCGACAAAATCGCTGACATCCTCTATGGAAAAGCAGCGGAAGCAATGAAAGATTACAAGCAAGTTGTTGCACAATCTTTTTTTGATGAACCAGAAACTCCTGAAGAGGAGGTAGAAGAAACCCCATCAGAGGAAACAGACCAATGAAACTAATCACCGAGAGTATTGAGGATATTCGAATCCTCGAAGAAGAATCAAACGGTAAAAAAATTCTACACATTGAAGGTGTATTCCTTCAAGGTGATATTAAAAATCGTAATGGTCGTGTCTATCCGTTCGGCGTTCTTGAGCGCGAAGTTGGTAGATACAATGAGCAATATGTAAATGTTGGTCGTGCTCTCGGTGAACTAGGTCATCCTGATGGTCCTACCGTAAACTTAGATCGTGTATCACATAAGATTGTTTCACTCAAAGCAGAGGGTAGCAATTTTATAGGTAAAGCACAGATTCTAAATACACCAATGGGAAACATTGCCAAATCACTTCTAGAATCTGGAGTGAAACTTGGTGTTTCTTCAAGAGGCATGGGTTCCATCGAAGAGAAGAACGGTGCCAACTACGTTCGTGATGATTTTATGCTCGCAACTGCTGCTGATATTGTAGCAGATCCCTCCGCACCTGACGCATTTGTGAATGGAATCATGGAAGGAAAAGAGTGGATTTGGGAAAATGGTATCATTAAAGAAGTTAATGTTGCTAAATACCAAAGATATATTTCTGAATCAACCAGAAAAAATATTGAGGAGAGGTCGTTAAAAGCCTTTAACCACTTCTTACAAAGTTTATAATTTCATAAATAATCATAGAATAAACATATTAGTAGAATTACGAGGAATCTCAAATGTCAGATAACTTAAACGAAAAGTTTGAGGAGCTTGTAACTGAGTCAGAAGTTGGCACAAGTGCGCTCTCTCCCGCAATCGTTCCT